ACAACGCCCTCGGCTTGCTGTGCGCCCTGATAGTATTGTTCAAGATCGGTACGGCCTTTAAGTAATGGTGACAACTCACCACTGGCAAAGCTGGTTTGCTGAAATTGTGACTTAGGCATTAGTACCTCACGTTAATAAATGGGCGATCCTGAATAGGTGTTTGCGGGTGCTGCTGCGAGTCAGTGAAGCGAGCCATACGACTAGAATTAAGATACTGGTTGGCTAGCAACTGCATAGAGGCCGCACTGTCACGAATAGAGGGAGCAAAGTCCATAGCTAAGGCATACTCAATCATCTTGGCAAAGTATGCAGGCCATTCATTTTCAGCAACATTACGAATGTAATCTGCATAGAAATTTGTAGGCGTGTATTGACCGCTATCATTTATAGCTGAATCAAAATTACAATAAACCATCTGAGAGCGCGTTGTATCAGGAGAATCTTCTTCAGCGTAAATCTGATATGGCACTGATGGACTTACTGTTATTAGACTCAAACAATCTTCTGGAACAAAGTACGCAGCCTGCCATTGAAAGCTAGGCACAAACGGAACTGCTGGATTAGTATTTGGAATTACAGATCGTAACATTTCAGTTTGGGTTCTTGCAAAACCCCAGCGAAACTTAGATAGCTCGCTCTGAACAATATTGTCGTATAAACTTGTAGCTACAACCTGAGCGCGAGTGCCGCTATTCAAAGATGTTAATGGCACATCGCCAATAAGAATGAGAGCATTATTAATTAACGATAGCTTAGTTGCCATAAAAAACCTTTATATGTAAAGAAAGGGGCCACCGGAGCAGCCCCATTCAGTTTTACTACTTATGCGTGTGGTACTGTAGTACCGGCAGCTACTGCAACAACACCTGCTGTAATAGACTTAACATAAGTGATGTGGAGATGTGCAGTTCCTGATTCCTTGGCAACAAAGATAGCATCGCCTTTCAAGAAAACATCCGCAGCTTCATCAAAGTAGCTAGCCACTTGTGTGTCAGCGATAGAGTCCCCAGATGTGTACATCCAAAGAGTACCGCCAACGCCTGATCCGCCAATGCGGGATAAACCTGATCGTGCAAAAGCCATGATAATTCCCCTTATGCAGTTTTGTCGTATTGAACTTTAACGATACCAAGACCGTCACGAGAAACAGCGCCAGCCTTCAGCATACCGTTACACAACCAAGAAGTGCGATCAGCAATCCAATCAACGTCAGTCTTAATGTCGATACCGATTGCAAGACCAACAGCGTCCTGAGAGAAGAAGTATGAATCAACGATGTTAGCTGCTTCAGTCAGACCACCTTCAGCACGATCTTCGATAACTACGAACTTAAAGCCACCGAAAGTATCAACGTCACCGTTGACCAGAGCTTTAACATTGTTGTAGTCAGAAGAAGTGATTTCTTCTTGGTTAAGCAGACCACCCAGACCCTGAGCATTGATAGCAGCATACAGGTTAGAGTTAGGAACGCCTTGAGCGCGGAGAGCTACCTGAGCTTCAATTACTTTCTCAGTAGTCAAGTTAGTGCCGCCTTCAACTACAGTGCCAGCGTAAGTAGTTTCTGCGTCCATAGCGTCGATAACCAACTGGTCACAACGACGACCAAGAGACTGTGCGATAGTGCTTGCAAGTTCCTGCTTCTCGTCAAAGTTTACAGTGGCTGCATCAAACATATCTGTGTATTCTGGAGCATTCCAGTTTTGCAGAGTTGCAGTTGCGAAGCCGTGAGTGATGTCCATAGGAGTTACTAGATCAGAAGTAGACTTCTGGTTAGCTAGACCCTTACCCATGTTACGGAATTTGTAGGTGTCACCTACTACGTTGTTTCGTACAGTTACAGCGCCTTTCAAAAGGCCAGCGTTTTGGTATGCGTGTTTAACAAGACTGTCAAACTCCGTTACCGCTACGGATGATAATACCTTACTCATAATGATTTCCTCGAAAAAGAGTAATAAATAATAAAAAGTTTTTCAAGGTTTTAGCTGAGTACCCGAGTAAACTTGGTCAGCATTCAACCTAAATTTACTGGGCCTTAATAGAAAGGGGTGTCCAGTGTGCCGATTATACACCTTTCACCCCATAAACTCAACTGCCGAAGGTTCGGGTATGAGCCTTGTCGCCACCAAATTCCTGCATCATCTTCTGGATTTTGGCTTCATGGTTAGCATCAATGCTACGGAGGAGTTGTCCATTCTCGTTCTTCATAAACATCTGAGTTTCAATGTCAGACCAGGTCATGCCTGTCGGATGCTGTCCACCATCAATAGGTAGCTTAGTAGGTGCAGTAGCACGAACCAAATACTCTACCAGCTCAATAGACTTGGCATCAGTAACGAGATCACGAACCACATCGTAGTCAGCAGCATCTAAGTTGTTCTTTAGATAACCCTCAACATTCTTAATGCGCTCGCCAGCATTGTCACCTAGTCGTGCAATCTCTTGCTCTTGGGTAACTTGTTCTACCGCCTCGCCCTGTGCTGACAATAATTCCCACGCATCACCAAAGGCTTCTTGGCTCATGCCTGTCTTCTCAGCAAACTCAGTTAGCTCTTGCAGTAGGGCATCGTCAGACTCAATTCCTTCTGGGCCAGCATAGCCATCTTTAGGTGCGCCAGTAAAACCACCGAACTTCTTTTCTAGCTCAGTATAGGCTTTGGCTTGTTCAGCGACAGACTTATACTTGTCGCCTTTGTACCATTCGGGTGTGTCACCTGTACCCTTGATACCATCAGATAAAAAGTATTCACCTTCACCTAGTTCGGGTGTACCTGCATCCAACAGGGTTTCGCTTATTGTTTCTTCTGGTGCGGCCTGTTCTTCACTCATAATTATTCCTTACAATATTTCAGCTTGTTGCATTTGGTTGATAATAAATTTAACAACTCCCGACTCACCATTATGGTAAGCAGCCTCGTAATCAACATTGGAGGCACCAAAGGGGGTGTCGTTATTGAAGATAAACCTCCGCGTCATGTCCTCAAGTACGCGCTTCCCGATGTCACCTGAGAAGCACTTATTGTACGCTTGAGCCAATTCAGCAGCGGCTTTTCTTTTCTCTGCATTGACCACCTTTGCATCTTCTGCATTAGTGGTCGCTTGATTAATTGTATCCCAACTCATAGAGCAGTTTGTCCTTGGTCAACAGGTGGTTGTCCCTGAGTATCCATTCCTTGCTGTGCCATTTGAGCACCAGCCTGAATAACAGCTTGCTTTTCAGCTTGGCTTCTAACTAGCTCGGCAGGCATACCAGTCTTATCGGCAACCCACGTTCCAAAGTCTTCTAGCTTAAATCCAATCTTAGCCTGATCTGGGCCAGCAGTCTGCAACACAAACTGTACAGCTTGTTGTACGTTAAGAATGTCTTCACCATCCTGCGCTCTTGCCAATGGAGACATAAACTTAATAGCGACCTGACGACCATCTAGCTCAACAGGGGTAATGATACCACGACGAGTTAGAATAGAGGCCACACGCTTAATGATTGGAATCAATACTTCGGTCTGTAATCTGCCGAAGGCAGAGCCGATGCGTTTAGCAAGTTCACGCGACTCGATGGCAACCTCAGTGGCGGATCGAACAGCACCAGTAGGATCACGAAGATCGTTGAATAGGGCCTTCTTGATTGACATCTGTAGCTCATTGATTTCAAACTGTGCCAATTGTAAGTTAGAGCCTGTATCTAGGCGTTGAATAGAAGGGTTGCTGCTGTTGTTAGAACCAACTGGAATAACAATGCCTGGGCTTATATTCAAATTGTAGGGGTTAGTTACGCCATCATCGGTGGCAGTGTACATACCTGCTAGGTCAATGGCTGCCTTCTGGAGTACAAACTCTTTGGCCTTGTTCAGTGAGCGTACATCAGGAAGTGCCTGTAGTGCTGGGCCACGACCTCTAATCTCACCAGCTACCTTGCTATAGCGACCTGTAACCCAAGGGCTAGACTCGCCAAAGTCCTGCATCCAGCTAATACGATCTTCCTTAGCAACCCACACACAGCCATAGTAGGTCTTACTCTTGGGCATATAGACAACACCCTCGCGCACATCGACATCAGTGTCTGGCTTCTTTTCAATTACGTCCTTCATTACTTCTGATGGCTCAAAGCCTTTCCAGTAACGCTCTAGGTTACGAGCCTTTACCTTAAATCGTCGCCAGTGCGTTTCGATATTACCCTGTGGGCCTTCCTCAAATGCTATTCCCTTTTGCGGAATGGCGTTAAAGATGAGGGGCATCTCGTCGCTTTCGTCTTCATCAATACGAAGTGTGCCTGTACCAATAAGGAGATCAAGGGCGTGCTCATAGAACTGGGTAGCAAAGTTAGAACGGTTAATGTAATCAAAGATAATCTCGGCTTGCTTCTGTAAATTGCTCTGAATGTCTTCTAGGCTAACATCAAAGTTACCTTCCTCAAGCTGCTTAACAACTAGATCAGATGGCTCAAAGGTAGCCCAGCGTGACCAGATAGGAGCAATGTTTTCTTGCAGCTTACTAGCGCCCTGCTGGATTGCCTCAAGTGCAGTGGAGTCAAAGATACGATCCATCTTCTTCTGACCTGGAGCGTAGTCTTCAAAAAGATTGCGGTTTGGCAAAAAGTATTCGTAGGCATCATCAAGTTGATCGTGCCACATAGAAGCACGTTTAAATGCGTCAGCT